CTAGTTCACTGGAATGATTTCCTTAAAGAGACTGATGGAGACACCTACGATTGGGTCATACCAGGACTTCTTGAGAGAAGCGAGCGTGTCATAGTCGTGGCCGCTGAGGGTGTTGGTAAGACAATGCTCGCCCGACAAGTGGCGCTCCTCTGCGCTGCAGGAATCCACCCGTTCTCTTTTCAGCCCATGCCAGCCATAAAGACGCTCACCCTCGACCTAGAAAACCCAGACAGAATTATTAGACGTACTGGTCACTCAATTGCTATGCAGGCAATGGCTTCTGGCCGAGTGACTAGACTAAATGCAGAACTATTGACCAGGCCGTCCGGAATGGACCTGCTCAAGGCAAGCGATAGGGCATCACTTGAAGAGGCCCTAGACAGGGTGCGTCCTGACTTACTAGTCATTGGCCCGCTATATAAGGCTTTCCTTGACCCAGGCGGGCGGACCTCTGAATCAATCGCCCTAGAAGTAGCAAAATATCTAGACACCATTAGGACTGTTTATAAATGTGCGCTATGGATTGAGCACCACGCCCCACTTGGCACAAGCATGACCAGCAGGGACCTGCGGCCATTTGGTTCTGCCGTGTGGTCGAGGTGGCCGGAATTTGGCATATCCCTTCAGCCAGACCCAACAGCTCTCGGCGCATATGTTTACGATGTCCGTCATTTCCGTGGTGCACGTGACGAGCGCCAATGGCCGACTAAAATAAAGAGAGGCGTCAAATTCCCGTTTGAGGTCATTGACTGGTCTAAGGCTGTAACGTGAGCGACGAAAAATCAAAACCAATTACTACTAAAGAGTTCCTCCACGAGCGCGATATGCGCATCTTCAAGATGAGGCAAGCCGGAACTTCTGTTAATGAGATAGCCCGACGATTCGGCATATCTACTCAGTCGGTAGCACGCTCAGTTCAGCGTCAATTAGAAAAAATGAACAAGGAGGCCATTCTTGCGTATCCAGAAATTCTGAGAATGGAGCTCGAACGGCTAGATAATCTCCAGCAAGCAATTTGGCCAATGACACAACATAGACGTGTCTCAATGGACGACGGAACAGAAGTGCAGGTCGAGCCAGACCTCAAGGCAATTCAACAGGTCCTATCAATCATGGACCGAAGAACAAAACTACTCGGCATGGAGCAGACAAATGTTAATGTAAATGTTGACGCAAATATCAACTCTACAATTAGGGCAACCATTGCCGGACAGCCTGGTGTAATCATGCCTGCTTCCGGCTTTGACGCTGAATCAGAAGCCAGAAAACTACTAGAACTCATGGGTATAGCAGGCGTTCTACCTGCGGAAACAGTTTCATCTATTCTTGCAAAAAATCAAAAACCTGACGACGGCATTATCGATGCTGAAGTAGTATCGGATTTAGAAGACAGGCCGATTTACAGGGATTTTGACAACAATGACCCAGGACAGTAACCCAGAAGAAGACAATATTCGTGCGGCAATGGACAAAGTGGCAGAAACAATAACGCCAACGGTCTCCCCGTTAATCAATGCTGCTGATGGCCCTGCGGATAAGCAGGTTTTAATCAGAACCAACGATTATGAACGAAATAGATGGAAAGAGGCCGCAACGCTCGAACAGGTAACTCTTTCTGCGTGGATACGGAATACCCTCAATTCAGAGGCCAAGCGTCTTCTGGAGTGTGAACACCCGCTGAACATGATGCGCTTCTACCCGTGGGCAAAAATATGCACCAAATGCGGCGCTCGCCTCAAATCCTAGGTTATTTACAATGGTATTATTTAATTAAATGTCTGTAGATAACAATGAGTTCCACATCCCCTTTGAGGAAACGCGTCGCGGTGTAGATTCAAACACCGAAGAAAAGGCCGCCCTCGGTCGGCTGGGGCGCTATTTGGGCTCCAGAGCCACAAACAGACCCACTATCGGCCAGAGGCGAAGAGGCAGGGGCGGTGGTCGAGGGGTCGAAATACCTACCGGCGGCAAGCCAGGCACACGAAACCCAACGGGCTCGCGAAGGGACGTCGATGGAGACGGCTGGGCTGACGAAGGAACCAAGAAGCCGGTATGGGTGGGGATGGGGAATACGGAGCCCGCATCAAAACCAAAGCCTCAAGCGCAAAGACAAACAGCGAAAAGAACCGAGACAGAAGTTGCCAAGAAGCTATCCAGTGGATTGGAGCAACTGTCGCCGTTAGAGCGTTACGACTATGGTCCAGTGGTTGCTGCCAAAAAAATCAAAAGCAAAGACACCGAATACAGGCTAGTCATTAGGAATGACTTTGATATTGGCATCTATCTTGAATCAGATTTCAACAAAGCACGCGACGTTTTAGTCGAGAGATTCAACAAACTTGGAGCGAACCCCTTCAACGATAAGCCATCTCCATTGGGTCCGGAGGATATCGACGACAGGGATGTTCTGAGGTTCATGCTCGACAACGATAAGACCATAAAAACCATGTCGGCCATGCAAGTATGGTCGCCCGGTGGCGGCAGTCGAACTGAAGTTTTTCAAATCAACACAAGACCCAAACACCAAAGACGTGGTCTCGCAGCAGAGATGTTCAATACACATAGGGAAACTTTCCCTGAGTTGGACCTTCAGCACAGTGATGCGTTGAGCGAGGATGGTCGAGCATTTTCAAAAGCAGTACCGGCTACGTCCAACATGGAATCCCCAGATAGGCCGTCCAGTCTTTCGTCTGGAAAAAAATATCAAGAGCTTGTCGATGCTCAGCCAGAATTAACCGAAGAAAAGTTGCGTCAGATAGACGAGCTTAATGAATTATTAAGAAGCGATTTACTTGATAGCGCCGACTCGTATAGTGAAGATACTGATGTATTTGGCACAGGAATAGATATTTTAAATGATTCACCAGAGCGTGCAGCACAAAGAAAAAGAGTGCATGATTTATTACGTGAAATTTTTAGTGGAGAAATTGAGTTAGAGGAAGACATCATCGTCACCGCTACTAATGGCGAAAAAATAAATTTAGGAAAAACTGTTGTTGTTGATGTTGCTGAATCTTTCGAAGCCCTTGGCTGGCAGGTGGAGATAGACGAAGTAAGTGAAGAAGATATACAACTAGTCCAAGACCAAACTTTTGAACCATTTCTTTCAGCCGATTCAACCGGCATTGGCCTAGCCGCAAGATTTCAATTCAAACTAACCCCCACTGCCGATGCCGCAGAACGACTAACTGCAGCCGGGGTGCCAGATGAAATGATTTGGGATGAGATGATGTCGGTTGGGCCCGGCACCCAAGGAGAAGTGCAATTTGGTCGCTCCGCAAGAATGCTTTCGTATTTTCCTGGAGATAAACCAACGGCGACGATGCAGCATGAGACTTTCTTTCTGAATTCGGAGTCTCAAGGACACGGCATAGGAAGCGCATTCAATGCAAGAAATGAAAAAATATACGAAGCTATCGGTCAATTAAAAATATTTGCAGCGGGGACGTCCAATACCGAAGAATCCATTGGGGCGACGCACTGGCCTAGAAATGGATTCACGTGGGCCGGGGAACCAGGGAAACAAACTTTTCTTGGGACAATCGCAGAAGCCCTCGATGATACTGAACAGAACTGGTTTAGTCCGGAAGAGAAATCCCGGATATCGTCATTAATACGGAAAAATCCTGATACGGGCTTATTTGAAACTGACTCAACCCCAGAAAATCTTCTCAAATTCCAACGAGCAACGGAATTATTCAAAGAAAAAGAATTGTCGATTCTTTACGTGCGTGAAGTATCCAAGAGAAAGACTCCAGCCGGCGCACTTTCCAGTGGGCGCATCGGAACCGTAAAAACAGAACCAGTCGAGATGATGCGTTCAACGGAGTTTCCGAAACTAGGTACTAAATTAATTGATTCTGGCGGTACGCCCGACCCCACCTCTAGTCAAAAACAATATATGGAATTCCCGGTTTACGAAATTGACGGGAAAAAATTTGCGTTTGGCAATACTGACTTGGGCCGATTCCAGCCTGAGTTCAATACCGAAGATATAGAGATAGTCCCTCTAAATCCTTACGCAATTGTCGGACTGCCCAAAACCTCCACCGAAGGACAAGAGTGGGCGTTGAAAATGTTTCATGCGATTCAAGCAGTTTCTCTTCTTGACGACATTGAGGCTGGGCGTGTTGGCAATAGAAAAGTTGGCCTAGTCGCAGCTTTAACTTATGCTGCGAAGCGGGGAGATAAGCCTGCCCTAGAAGAACTGGAACGTTTGGCAAAAATTGGTGAGGAGCTTTTAGTAAACAACCGACGAGATTTCGTATCGGCTGCGAAGGTGTACAACGAACAGATGTGGGACGTTGACGGCACCTATTGGGACGACACGCCAAATATGCAAGTCGTTCTTGGCCCGACAAGAACCAATGAATACGGCGACACCGTCCGCACAACAAGAGCACTAGGCATCGATGACATGTTTCTTGTTCACCAAACATCATATAAGCCTCAGTATGATGACGACGGCAATATTATTCTTAAACCAACCGGGGATTTTATCCCAATTGACCCCAATACTGGCGAGCAATTATTGGACCCCATATCAGGCAAGCCAGTCGCCATGCCAGACCGCGATTCCATACATATGACCCTTAATCACATGGTCAAGGGTCATATGTGGAGAAATGAGCCCACGGAATCAACAAGCGTTATCATCGTTCCACTAAGAGACGTACTTGACGCTAACCCCGGCTCCTTGGACAACCTTTTCGTAGTTGACACATTCCTCACACCAAAGCCAGGTGAAGGACTTGTCATACCAATGAAAAAAGGAAAGGTCGTGGAAGGCTCTGGCAAGGAATTGAAGGAATCCGTTCATGAGGCCTTGCTTGAAGTAGGCAAACTGCACAATGGGCATCCCGAATATATTACGCCGACGCTTTTAGGCGGAGAAAGTTTTTCAGAAACGCCGAATGCCGACGACCGGGTGGGGGTGGTCGCACTGCAGGATATACCGAAAGAATACCCCGAATATGCCGAAGGTGTCGTGGGGTCGCCTCACGCAGACCACCCAAGTGTCAGGTTGGCAGAATTTGATAATTTTTATGTAAATAGCGCCTCTTCTCGCATGGCCGCCTATGACTACGGCCGATTGAGTCCTAATGCAAAATTAAGAATTTACGATAGCAATTCGGATAAGTACTCCTCAGCCAGAATTGAAACAATTTATGAAGACAGTGGGTTTTCTTCTGGAAGAGTACAACGACGTACGCCAAAATCTGGAGCAAACCTCGCGGATGCGTTTGATGAACCAAGAGAAGTAACTCAAGAAGAGGCCACTCGAATGGGCTCATCGCGAGAGGTGTTGACCAGCAAAAGAGTTGCTGAAAGAATAATAAAAAAAATAGAAGAAAAAACCGGCACAGAGCTAACAACAAATCAAAAGAACACTATTGAAAATACTATTCCTGGTTTATTGGACGAAATTGCTGAAAAAACACTCTTAGATGTTGAGGTCAGCGACGCATTTTCCGAAACTGGGGAGCAGTTACTGTCCTCGATAGCGATTGATATTGCTTCTGACGGAATCCCGTTCGTGTCTGCTGACCCAATACCTCAACTGGCAGAACAAATTCCAGACAAACGAGACTGGAGTACTGTCGAGCTACCAAAACGAGATGATGTTCTTTCGATACTTGATGAAGCACTTAAAGACACTCTTATATTTAAAAACAATGTTTGGCTCGACACTGATGGCAATATTGTTGCAAGAAAAATAGATAAAGATGGCAGCTCTTCCTTGGAATTTGAGAGCGAAGAAGCCAGAACTAGATTCCCATTGTTGGAAATGATAGCTCCATTAGGATTCGTAATAGCGGGTGACAAGCTCAGTCTTCCACGCTTACAGCAAGACACATTGCCCAAGCCATATATCGAGGCATGGAAAAAACATTCAGAATTTATGGTGGAGCTTTCGCGTCGGGCTGGCAAATTGATGGGGGATGAGGGACTCTTTGTTCAAGGCTCTAGAAGAATTCACAACTCTTCTACCTATATTCGTGGTTACATCGGCGGGATAACTGACCCATCTAAATTTAATATGGGGCTCACTGGTAAGGCTCTTCAGGATTCTCATGACCTATTCGGGCACTTGGGAACAGGAAGAGGCTTTGACCGTCACGGGGAGTGGGCCAATGACCTAGCCATGATGTCAATCATTGACCACCCCGATTCTCCTTTGACGCCAAAAGAAAAATTAGCTGTAAAACACCTTCACTATTTACTTTACTCTGCCAATCGAATCAAAGAGGGTAGAAATGATGAGGCAAAAGATACTACAGGAATCGTTCAGCGCATTAATCGAGCAAGAACCATACTTGACGTCGCATATCAAGACGTAGGCGATACACGCACATCAACACCACGCGTATATGCAGGTGATTTTGGTTCCGTTATCAAGAAACTTGATGCAGCATCAACCACTAAGGGGCTTTCATCTGGCCGTAAGTCAATCTATGAAGCCGACCCTGAAGATGTTGAGCTTGCTCTTGCGTATGACGCCTTAGGAATGAGCAATAGACTTGCATCCGGACGAGAGCGTCCTCGCATACTTGCAAGACCCATTCTGAGACGCCCAACTATTGAACCAGGAAGACGTGCAGTAAAGGGGTACGGCAAGCCAGATGCTTCCGGGAATGAAGTACGCAGAAACTCAAATAAGTGGCTTGCTGGAATGACCCCAGAAGAAATCTCTCGCGTTATTATTCCGAGCTCACAAGCGGAACATTTTGAAATGTGGGCAGACGATATGGCTGGTGGTTCATGGAGAACAAACAGCAAAGAGCGCGAGTTCCTGCAGAAGTACTACGACGAGTTGAGGGCTAATAAAAACAGTCTAGATATTGATTACTCACCAGAGAACGTAAAAGCTACACAAGAGTTAGTGGAGGGAATGCTCAAATCTTCTCCACAGATGTTGTGGATGTTTGAAAACTTTGGTTCGCCGATGATTGTTTCCTTCACGCGTGAAGCAATGGAGGGTTTTGAAGTATCTCCCGAAATGAAAGAACGCTTAGAACTCAGTCGTCAGCAACGCGGAGCGGAAAAGTCGCAATTTATTAGCGGTTTATCTTCTCCTGCATTTGGATTAATAGGGCTAGCACCACGCGCCCTCATTGACAGAGAGTCGATGACAACGAATGAAAAAGGCGTTTACCCGATTAATCTTGACCCTGCCAGAATTCCTCAACCACGAGATGCACACGTTGATAGGTCGCTCCACGGTGTTGTAATGCACGAATATGGTCACTGGCTTCATTACAGGGCCGCATGGGACTCGGAGGCGAATGGTAAATCGCGCAAAGAAAAGTCTTTCTACGGCTCCGGGGATATTGGTGACCCACGCTATGTCGCTGCATTAGAAGTAGCAGACGAGTACATGAACCCCGATGCGGACGATGAGGCTATTAAAATCTGGTCTGAGTTCATAGACTTAACTGAACGTAGTGCGGAGGAAATGTTCGGAGCCAATCGCGACAAGGCCCTAACGGCAACGTCATATGGAAATGTAAACAAGCGGGAAGCTATTGCCGAAGCATTTGTTGCAATTATGCATCCAAACAAAGACATGCCCAAACTTGCTCTGAGCAAAAAACTACGCGATGACGTGTATGCGCTCGCCGGTGTTGACCCCAGTAATTTGCCATGGGCAGCTCGTACCGACGGAAGGCCGACGATTCAACTTTCTTCTAACGCTGAGACGAGGGTTGCTCCGGATGGAGAACGCAGCGTCATGTCTAGAATATTTGACGTGGTGCGGACAGGGGAGGGTCGGACTAGTACGCCGTCAAGAAAAGAATCTTTATCTTCTGGGAAAAAACCCCATACTCCAAAATGGAAATCCGTCGAAGACATTATTGATTATGCTGCAGTGGGAGCATTACCCGACCACGACCAGCAACAAAAAGAACAAGTAATGAGCGAGTCGGTAAGGGACTGGGAAGAATGGATGCCGTGTCGTCAGATAAGAATGGCTTCTTACGAACTTGCCGGAATAAAAGATTATTCTGACAGAGACCCCAATATTGATGAAACTCGTGGATTTTGGGGAGATGCAATGCGATTTGACGCCACCGTCTCTCCAGAAGCAAGAACCGAGCAGGCTCGCTATATTATGGCCAACATCGTTGATTCTTTGCTAAATAAAGGCAAATACGACAGACAGCCCTATCTATACAGGGCCATGACATTCTCCTCCCCGGAAGAAGCAAAACAATTTTTTGACGCAATGCAAGTTGGTGCTCAGGTCGATATTCCATTAATTGCTTTTGTTGATAAAGGACCATCCCCTAGTGGAGGACATTTTTTGACCAAGTTTGGTACCGATGCTCTTTTGGTTCTCGAAGACTTCCCTGGCGCCTATAAAGCAGAAGGAACATTTGAACCACTTTTCAATAGCACGGATGAAAGCGACACTCTTTACAATATTAATGAGTTTGCGGAAAGCATCTTGGCTGGTGTAGAAAGAGGAGAAATTGATGAAGAGAATATCGAGTTTGATACAGAGTTTGCTAACAGACTTATTAAACTTGTTGAAGACTATAGAGAGTCTAGAGACCCATCGGAGAGGCGCCGTTTAAAAACGGAGATGGGAGAAGCTCTTGAAGAAACAGGAAATGAAAGCATAAATCTCGAATGGGAGGGAGAGCCCCTTCCAGAAGACCACGAAGGCTATTACGAGGCACTGTATTATCACGAGTCATTATATGATGAAAGCAGTAACAGGAGCCCACGTGAGCATATTTCTGGAGGAAGGCTTGAAGTTATTAGCGTTGAGCCGGACCCAGCAGGACTATATAAAGAAGTAGTCACCCTACGTCAGGTTGGCGCTTTTGACCCTCAAGAAAAGGGTGCCTTAGTTCTCAAGACGGACGGACAAGCACGAAGCGCGGCACTGTCTTCTGGCAACAGAAACAATTCATACAATCTTGTTGCCATAGAAACAGACGACTCAACGCCGGACATGCTGGAATCCCTCAAAGAAAAACTCGGGGATGCTTTAGTTAGTCATGAAACATCAACAGTTGATTTAGGCGCCAGAGGACAGACGAACGTCAGAAAGAAACATACCTTCACTATTTCGAGCGAAAAATTACGAAATACCCACGCGCATAATTATGCAACAAATAGAAGCTTCATGGCGCAAATACAAGAGCTTTCATCTGGAGCGAAGCCTCCGCAATATCCTCGTAAGCCAACCATGGGCGCCTTTATTGGCTCTGCGGATTCGGAATTTGACGGAATAACTAATTGGGAAGATTTCAAGAGCGCCATTGCAGACAAAGAAATAGTTTTCATTGACTACGAAACAACTGGTCTTAAATTTGACAAGTTCAACGAATCTGCAGGGAACGGCTCTCCTACTCAAATAGGCGCTGTAAAAATGAAGAATGGTGAAGTAATTGCGCGATTCAACGTTTTTGTTAACCCCGGCATGCCAATGTCGGAATGGGAAAAATGGTCGCAAGACAATCTCAAGGATGGAGATGGCAACCCAATAACAGATGCATACCTAGCAGACAAGCCTTCAATAGCAGAGGCCCATAGGCAACTGGTTGAATTCATGGGTGATACAGAGTTGATGGGCATGCAAAATGCTGTTTTCGATAACGAAGTCCTAGAAGACGCGTTGAAAGAATCAGGCATTGAATGGAGACCCAAGGGAATTATTGACACCAAGGAAATTTCCGACATGGTACTTCCAAAATGGTCAGAGACGAATCCCGACGCACCGTTCAGAGTGAACAAGGATGGGACCAAGTCACCTTCAAACTCACTTGGGGACATAACTAAATATCTTGGCGTTGACCTTGGGGACAAGCATCATAACGCCGATGCGGACGCCGAAGCAACGGCAAAAGTTCTACAAGCAATTGTTGATGGTGCTATTGAAAATAATTGGCCAGCTGACGTCCTAGACAAAGGCAAGCGTCGTGATAAAGAGAGTAAGACGCAAATTAAATTTGAGAAAGCGGTTTCTGAATTTGAGGATGCTAAACGAAAGTTCATAGAAGACTCAGAACAGGAATCCCTCTCTTCTGGTGGCGACACTCTTAGTAGTGGTTCAACAATACTTTCTCAATGGATGGACGTCACTGCAAGTGATTCATTTGGCAAATCAGGGTCGGAATTACGAAATACTTTTGGGCGAGCAGACTTAGAACGGTTGCAAAAAGTATTACAAGACGAACAATCTGCCTTGTCAAAAACTATTGATGAATGGCAAAAAACGGGCGTATGGAATGGGGAAACAAACGGCGTCGCATTACCACGAACGAAAAATCCCAAATCAGGCATAACCCGAAATATCTCAGCAGAAGAATCAAGTGGGATGGGGGACAAGGACACTTTAAGTTCCACATTTAATGGCTACCTATCTCAAATTGAAAAACAACTAGACCACGTAAATGAACGACTTATCAATTTGGACAGAATGGAAAATGATGGAGATATTGCACATGTAAATGCCGTATCAATCGCCGACCTCCCAAATTTTGCAGCCCTAGCCGAACGTGGCAAAAAAATAAGAGAATCACGTGGTTCGTGGGAGGACAGGGAGTGGTCGTTAACCAAAGATGACCCCGATGCGATGTGGTTGATTCATACTGGCGCACCGATACTCGAGGGCGGAGTCCTCGACCCATCATTTACGCTACCCAAGGGCGGAGACGGAACCTACTTGCGTCAAGGCATGGATACCCAGAGGCTCAATGAGACAACCCGAAACAGTATAATTAGCCTCTACGAGGAGGCGGAAAGCAATTTCAATGCCTATCAACTCGCGCTGAAAGAATATGATGAAACTGGAGTTTGGGATGGGCCAAAGTTGGCCCAAAACACAAGAGTTCCAGGCAGGGATAGGGACCGCAAGGAATATCAGACCTACGTAGCGGGCCAAGATGACGAACGCATTAATCCTGAATATTTGAGGGACATTGCTCGTGGCTATATTGATAATGGACGAAGGGTGATGGCGCGATATGAATATGCCTATCCGCTAGCAAAAGCAGGCAAAGAACATCTTAGTTATAACCATGCTTCCTTCGGGCCTAGCAGGGGATACGTGCGCAATGCCTTCCCAACAAGTAAAACATATCTCGTAAGAGTTCCCGAGCGAGAGGTAGTAGAAGGGTTCCCGTCTCAGGAGTATCAGATTTTTGAGGCCAGAACACCGATAGCAAGTTTTGAGGTACCAAATCAGTTCAACGTTCCAAATATGACAGAAGTAGAAGATGCTTCTATCGCCCTTTTTGAACAGGCCGCACAGAAACACCTTTCAAGTGGTGCAACAGACGACAACGGGGGTCGCCTACTACGAAGTATGCAATTGCATGACGATGAATTCGAGAAAAAATATAATCAGAAAGTCCCTAACGGAGACGGAGATTGCTTTAGTGAAGCAATAGAGCAGGCAAGAGATTTGGCCGAAACTTATGAAAGCATGAAAATAGCTCATGGCTATCCCCTTGGAACGGGAGGAGATGCCGAAGGACTCAGGTTCCCGCACGCATGGAACGAATTCATGAGAGACGGCGTCGAGTGGGTTAGGGACTACTCTAATGGGAATGAAGTTGAAATCCCGAAGGCTGTTTATTACGCCATTGGCAACATTGCAGAGCAGGACGTAAGTGTATTCAGCCTTGAAGAAGCAGAAAAGAGCATGAGCGAAAATGGACACTATGGGCCCTGGTAAAGAAGAAGACAACAAAGATATTTTTAGTTTAGAATTAAACGAAATAGGAAAACGTGGACTACCTGTTGCGAAAAGACAAATGACGGGAAAAAATAAGGCAAAAGAAGAAACAAAAAATAGTAAGGTTTCTGTTTTAGACATACCGTCCTTGGGCACTCCAACGCCACCTATATATATGAAGCCGCTCAAGAGAGAACAAAAAGAGAAAAAGAAAAAATGAGAGAAAATAAAAATTCACCGGACTCGCCTGCTTGGGTCGAAGACTCAATCGCAAAGTTTGTAGAAGATGCCCCAGGGGTGCTGGAAAAAACTGCAAAAATGTCTTACACGAAGCCGAATGTTCGCGAACGGATTAAGAACCGAATAATGGCTGGCTCGCGAGGAGGGAAGCCTGGTCAGTGGAGTGCAAGAAAAGCGCAGCTTCTGGCGATGGAATACCGAAAAGCTGGCGGAGGATATAGGGGCAAGCCGAAGAAAGCACAGCGCTCTCTAAAGAAGTGGACTCGTGAAAAATGGACGACCTCTGACGGCAAGCCCGCAATCAGAAAAGGTGGAACTACCAGATACTTGCCAGCAAAGGCGTGGTCAAAGTTGACGCCGGCACAAAGAACTGCAACCAATAGAAAGAAAACAATAGGAAGCCGCAAGGGCCGACAGTTTGTCCCCAATACTGAAGCCGCGGCCAAAGCGAGAAAAAAAGCATAACATGGCAACGCATTTTGACCCAGACGACGAAGAATATCTACAGCTCCTAGCCGAGTACGAAAGATATATGCAGCATAGTCCTGGCGCATACGAGGACTTTGATGACTGGCTTGAGCTAGAATATGGTTCATCCAGGCGAAAGGCGCTCAAGCGCAATACAAGGTTCCGTAAAGAGAAGGACTTTTAATATGACATTCCCAGGATTTGATGGCGATATTAAAATTCTCGCAGACATCGCCGCTATTGACTCAAAAAGACTCACTCAGGACCAGGAACGGGCCCTCGACTTGGTCGCCACGCTTAAGCACTTGCGAAAAAACATGCGATTTAAAACCGGAGAACTGGCTTTTTCAGAAGAAAAAGACGACCAAGAAGAAGACCAGGACGAGGACTAGGGCTTGCGAGTCTTGCGTGATTTGGTGGAATTTAACGCAGAAGCTTTCTTGACAAGTTCTTTCATTTCGGCTTCATAGATTTCGTCAAACTCGTCCCAGTAGCGAGTCTTGAGTACCAGGTGTGCACGACGACGTGCTTCCTGACGAAGCGAGTTTCGTAGCGTTGATGCGGCCTTCTGCTCTGGGCTATGTGGAGGCCTACCTCGGTTAATTCCTTTTTGAAGAAGCTTGCTGTATTCTGACATTTTTATCTCCCTTTTAATAAGTGGGTTGATGGGAATTCAAATGATATGGCGACCTTTTTGCTTTAGCAACATTTTTTTTTAAAAAGTTTTTAATTCACCAAATGTGCCCATAAATGCAAAAACCCGACCATACCAGGCTTCCCTAGTGGTCGGGTTCTTGCTCTTCGTGTGGGGCTTATTAGGCCCCTATAACGGCTACTTAATGCTCAGAATGGTTCTTCTGATTCTGGCATCAACATTGCGCCTGCTGGGACTTTTGCCGCGCTTGGGCGAGCTCGACGTGGCTGAGCAGAACCTCCACGAGGTGCTCCGCCTTCGGAGTTTTCACTGCGCAGGCGACGCTCGATGGTCTCTAGTGACTTGGTGGAGATTGCAATTTCCTCTGCAACTACCTCAACAACAGAGCGCTTATTGCCCTCTTTGTCATCGTAGGTGCGTTGCTCAAGACGGCCATAGACGATGACTCCAATACCTTTTTCAAGGGTGCGTGCGGAGTTCTCGGCAAGATAGCGCCATGCAGTGATGTTGAAGAAACTAGTCTTCTCTTGCTTTTCTCCGGCAGCGTCGTACCAGATATGGGTGTTTGCTACAGAGAAGCTAAGCTTCCCTTGTCCTGTTGTTGTGTAGGTAAGTTCGGGGTCTGCTGTCAGATTCCCGATGATTGTGATTGGGGCTAAATTCATTGGTTTGTCTCTTTTCTCTAAGTGTTGCCCTAAGGCGTACTCACTATACAGGCTCGATGGTAGTCTGTCAACCATGACACACTCAAGCGGAGCAGAACTTAGACTTTCTCTAAGTGATTTAATTGCAAACACAATTTATCATTTCATAGATAAAGAAGACATCGGTCCAGGTGACGAGCGAGAAAATCTCCTTAACGCGGAAGACGCTGCCGAAAATATATTTGAAATTCTTGGTCTGCAAGTCAATGACGGGCCGAACGCCGAAGGCGAAATTGAGACTTTAATTACTAGAGATGTGCCGGATGAGCTATAAGTTCGACATCCCAGCACGGAATTTTGACTTTGCATCTGACTTGAAATTTGGACAACAAAGCGAAAATGATATATCCGATTTTCTCAATGTCCTGTCAGACGGTTCTTTTGAAGTCAAGACGGATAGGTACAGAAACGGCAGAATGTTTGTAGAAACAGACCAAAACCCGAAAGGGTTGCGCGACCAAAATGATGAATCAATTTGGAAAAAAAGCGGCATCAATGTCACTGAAGCGAAGTGGTGGGTTTATGTATTTTCACCAAAACAAGGATTTGTAATTGTGGATGTCAATAGACTAAAAAGATACTTACGTTTAAATAAGGATAAATTTAACGAATCCACAAAGACTTCCGTCGGTGGCAGCAACCCAACCATGGGTTTCCTGTTGATGGCTGAAGATGTAAAAGATTTACTCACAAAAGAAATCTACGACTAAATTTAATAAACGCTGCACTTTTCATTAACTACTAGGATACTATCTGCATCATGACAACAGAGCTGACATCTGATACATACGACGAATTTATTAACAGCGCCGAACTGCCGGTTATTGTTGATTTTTGGGCACCATGGTGCAAACCCTGCCTCCAGATAGCTCCAATTATTGACGAACTCGCAACAGAGATGCAAAGCGAGATTACATTTGCAAAACTCAACATTGAAGATTTCCCAGAGTTTGGCAAACGGTACGAAATCTTATCGATACCTGCTCTCCTCGTCATTAAAAACGGCTTGCCCAATGGACGAGTAGTAATGAACGGTGGCTTCAATAAGGAACGCATGATAGAGGCTATGCGAAAAGCCATAAACGAAACAACAACCTGAAGGTGAATATGTCAAACGATAAAGATTTTGAACGAGTGGTTCTTCATATTTCACGCGAGTTGCATAACAGACTTTTGGTCGCTTCAGATAAAAAGAAGTTGTCAATCGGCTCCATGCTTAGAGAAGCAGTTCGCACATATTTAGATGAAAGCGAAAGTAAAAAGTAATGCCCACGACAACAAAGAAAAAGGAATCAAAATGAAACGACTCATTCCAATCATTATCGGCACACTCGTACTCGTAGGTTGCGGAAGCAAGACCGTGTATGTCACTAGTACCGAAGCACCCGACACAACAGTCAAGGTGACCAAGACAACTGACGCACCGATTGCGACCCCAGCACCCACTCAGCCACCTGTAGCGTGGAGCGACGAAGAGGAGTTCATCTACGACATCTACAACGAAAACACTGGTCCCATCTACCTTGAAGACCAAGACCTGATTGACACAGGATATGCGGTTTGTGATGGTTTACGCAGTGGCATGACTGGCTATGATGCACTTGACGCAATTGTCTCATCATCTGAAGGTGATGCCGCAGTAGAAGAACTGCTTATCAATGTTACAGCAGCCGCGGTTGTGAACTTCTGTCCCGAACAGGCCTACAAGTTTGACAACTAAATGAGGAACTTTTTTACCAAATTGCTTCATAAATTTGACGCAATCTTGGTCTGGTCATTGGTTGTATGTTCTTGGGCAATGTGTATAATCCTTTTTCTGTTACTGATGTTTTTTGTGTGAAAACTCCTATCTAAAGAAAGCAACGATATGAAAAGCCTACTACCACTAACATTTCTTTTCCTCGTCGGTTGTTCGGCAGGAATCTCCGATGGAGAGACGACTACTCTTGCTCCCTTACCAACGACTGGAGTCCCAGTCTTCGACACAATCCCGTCCACGGATAGTCCATTCACTCAAGAGCAAACATCATTCTTGGATGACGTGTATTTCTTTTACGGCTCAACGCCAACAATGCCTGACGAAGAAATCGTACAGACAGGCGAGTTGTGGTGTCAGTTGATGAACGAGGGCATGACTGCTGACGATGTGATTGGCCGCATTAACGAAGGCTCGGCGGATAATGATGAGGCAAAACTTCATTACTCTATAGTTATGTCTGGTGGAGAGAACTTGTGCAAAGACCAGTTCGCTAAGGCTGAGTCAATCGCTCTACGTCCGCTCACTCCGTAGAACTGCTAGCGAAAGTAGAAAATCGTGACCGAGGCGTGCCCGCTTTATATCAAATTCATTTGTAAATTGAAAACCATAATTGATTTAAAATTTTATAATATTCCTTACAAATTAAAACCCAAAGGATAAAATACATGGCGAACAACAAGGGGACACTAGGAGCCATACATGTTGAGGGCAAGGACCTTGATGTTGTGTATGTTATTTGGCATACATCTGACCCCTCTAAAAGATGGTTTGTGACGGTAGAGGAAACCAAAGAGAGAGCAATATTGCAATCACTAGTGGACCGACGGCCCCATCCCGGAAATCAAGGGTACACTCAGGACGCATGGACATACGAAATAGTTAGCGAAAAAACATGGCTACGAATGAATGCCGGCGGGCTTCCAATCCCTCCGAAAAGAATGTTAGTAAACACAAACTCAAATCAATAGAAGTTCCGAACTAGGGCCTGTAGCTCAGATGGTTAGAGCAGGGGACTCATAATCCCTTGGCCGCGGGTTCAAGTCCTGCCGGGCCCACCAAATAAAAGAAACATAGGAAGAGGATAGTCGTGACAGACAAGAAGAATAAACCATCACCAAAACAAAAAGCACTTCCGCGCACGACCGTAAGGCCGATAAAAAGCGAATCGACCGCAGCCTCGACGACTACTGCCGTCGCTCGTGTGAAAATTCTGCCGATTGATAAGGCGGCCATTGCATTATCCAAAATCAAGAAAAGGAAAACACAATGACAACAAGAGAGAAAATTTCTAAACTTTTTGAAGAGATGGATGAATCAGTTCTTCTGATGGACGGATTTGAAGAAGCTTTTATTGGATACAGCCAGAGAATGAACGAACCAGTCCTGGCGGTTTACTCTTATGAAAAAATGCTTGGCGTACTTGTCCGTCGAGACGACATGGACTACGACGAAGCTGCCGAATACATCAGTTATAACTGCCTCGGCGCATGGGTAGGGGAAAGGACCCCAATCATCGTAAACGACTCCCCGTTTTAGGGGCAGCACCGCCGGCTTGGACCCTTACGTATACTGTGGCGACCCTCTATCTCAGATACGGGAACAGCGCCCCTGTTGGGGTTCTTTTCATCTGAGGGTTTTTCTTCTGATTTCTTTTTACGAAGCATGAATCAATTTTCTCACAATTTCAACGACCTTAGATTAGCTACGGCCAATAAATCTGAAATTGTTAAAAAAGTGAATGATTTTCGGGAATTTTAACCTCACTGCAAAACACATGTTTGTACTCGTACATTTCCTCAATTACGCGATTTACTGTCTTGCCGTTTCCTTTTAGCCAAACAGAAGCTTTACGCTCTACTGTATTGTCGCCAGGACGAAGTGACAGCCCGCAACCCTTGCAAGTAAACATCGATGGGAGATTCAATCTTTTTCCTCAAATCTTTTTGACTTCTTCAAAATTACATAAACCACACCCAGTAGGGCGAGTACAGGAATCGTCGTCCAGTTCATTATTCCCAGCCCTTTGCAAAATTTTTCATATTTACCCTTCTTTAAGTGTCTAGTAATAATACCCAGACTATTCAGAAATATGCAATCCCATGTATTAGTATTTTCTTAAATCGGTGAGGCTCGCTCAATCTCTCCTTTCGACATATCCCTGTGCGAGTCTCGCCGATTTACAGTACCCTGTATCCAATGAAGTTGTATTTAGACAAAAACGAGATAGTGCTCGATTTCCCTTACGACGCCCAACAGGTATCAGAGCTTAAACAGATTCGTGGGGCGCGATGGGACAAGCAGTCCAAGCTTTGGCGGGTTCCAATAACCTCCCTTGCTGAAGCACGTGATTTTGCCATAAATCATGACTTCGAAGTGACAATCGATGTTCTTACATTCAGTGCACCGAAGCCACGCACAGGAAGCGCCAGGGTCTCCCTAGAGAATGACGCGATTGCTATTCGCGTACCATATGAGCGCGTCATCATTAAGGCCGTCAAGCAGATTCCTGCAGTTTCATGGAATGCAGATAAGCATTATTGGGAGGCTCCAAATTCATCAGTAATCAACGTCATGGAATGGGCCGAAAAGTTTGACGTCGTCGTCCAGCCAGATGTGTCGGCGATGTCGAGTGAGGTTACCGCTCGTATGAATCAGTTCATCGAGGCTTCACGCTCTACTGATGCAAAAGTAGAAATTCCAAATCTTCAGGGGGATTTACTTCCGTATCAGCATGCCGGCGTTGCGTATGCAGCAAATGCACGTCGAACATTTATCGCCGATGATATGGGACTGGGAAAAACTTTACAATCGATTGCAACATTAGAATACGTATGGGATTCGTATCCTGCAGTTGTTGTATGTCCACCAAGCCTTGTTTTAAATTGGGTTGCTGAATGGAATCGATGGCTACCTAATCGAAAGATTGCGCCGGTAATAAATCGCAAAGATTTCCCCGAAAAAGGTTCTTATGACGTTGTCGTTATTGGTTACAGCAACATTGCTCACTGGGAAAAGCGCCTAACCGGCCATCGCTCTTATATTTTTGACGAGAGCCACTATGCAAAAACGCCAACAGCCCAGAGAACAAAGGCTGCTGTAAAAATAGCAAAGTCCGCACACAAAGATGGGATTGTTCTTTGTCTCACCGGGACACCAGTAACAAATCGACCTAACGAATATGCGTCACAGCTAGACATTCTCGGTCGCCTTAAAGACTTTGGGGGACTGTGGGGCTTCTATCGCCGTTACTGCGGAGCATTCCAAGACAATTTTGGACAATGGAACATCAGTGGGAACTCCCATCTCGATGAGCTTAATGAAAGACTCCGAGGCACCTGTTACATACGCCGCACGAAAGACCAAGTTCTTTCAGATTTACCACCGGTAGTGCACAGTAAGGTTCTCGTCGAAGGTAACCCTGCAGCGATGAAAGAATACATCAAGGCAGAAAAAGACATTTTGTTGTACATCGCAGAACGGGCTCGACAACTTGCCCTAGAGCAAGGGAAGCCGTCTTATGGCGCAGCTATCGCCGCAATGATTAGAGCTGAAGCCAATGAACACCTAGTGCGGTTGTCTGTTCTTCGTAGACTAGCCGCTAAAGCAAAAATGGAAGTTGCGGCGGAATGGATTAATGGACGCATTGAGAATGGCAAGAAAGTCGTAGTTGCTGCTCACCACCGTGAGGTCGTTGATGAGCTCGCTCGCAAGTTCGGAAATATTCGAATCCAGGGTGGTATGTCAGTAGAAGAAGTAGAGGAAAATAAACGTCGTTTTCAGACGGAGAGTATTGACAGTGCGCCTGTAATAGTTCTTTCTATACAGGCAGCAAAAACCGGACACACATTAACGGCAGCTGAAGAATGCCTTTTTGTCGAACTGCCATGGACGCCAGCAGACCTTGACCAGACATACAGTCGCTTGCATCGTATTGGTCAGAAAGGAAGCGTCACTTCAACATATATGCTTGCGGCAGGAACGATAGATGAAGACATTTATGATTTAATAGAAAAGAAACGGGCTGTCGTTGACGCCGCCATAGAAGGTGGCGAAGTATCCGATGAAAACAGCACCGTGCAGATGATTATGAGATTATTTGAAAAGTTAAACTAAGTTAACTGTGGGGGCGCCTTCTTTTCAAAGAGATGCCGTGGATGTATAATGGTACTTGTCGAATAATCAACCAGGAGACCCCCGCATGTCCAAGTATCCTTTCATTAAACTCGTAGTACCAACACCACTTAAGCAGTTCAAGAATGGCCAGTTGCCAGCAAATGTTTTGGCAAAAGTCAAAACTGGCGGACAAATGTACGCCCCGGTTGCGGAACAATTTAACAAGATGTACGACGCTGCCCTCGCTGCTGGTTTCAAGCTTAAGAATGTTGGCGACTATCGTTCATTCGAAGGTCAGCTGAGCATGTTTATGGACCGCTACGTGACCACCGATACTGGCACTGGCGTCACCCGTCAGTACGAAGGCAAGACTTGGTACCTCAAGAAGGGCAAGGCCCCTTCGGCAGCACCGGACCCTACTGGTCTTAAGGGCTCGAATCATGGTTGGGGCCTCGCGATTGACCTTGGGTATGATGTCAATGGCAAACTCACCTCAATGGGTGGCGCCTGTGGCGACTGGATGTGCGCAAATGCACCAAAGTGGGGCTTCTACCTCCAAGGCGACAATCCTGCCTCTAAAGAATTTGAACTATGGCACTGGCAATACGCCCTCGGTGACGCTTCTCCCGATGGTTCCGCCGCTGCCGCACCTGCTCCTGCCGCCGCTGCTGCTGCACCTGCCGGTGGCGGTGGGGGTTTGACGTTTGGCTACCCGGGCGCCCCTGTCAAAAAGGGCTCCAAGGGAGACGCAGTAAAACTTGTTCAAGCAATGGTTAAGGCCAACCCCGTTGATGGCGACTTTGGTGCCGGTACCGAGGCTCAGGTCAAGGTCTGGCAAAAGGCTAATGGTCTCACCGCAGACGGCGTCATTGGACCCGTCACTTGGAAGAAAATGTTCGGCTGACGGCCCGAAAGAAGAGGTGCCATGAAAATTCATAGATTAGCAATTGGCTTATCTTTAATTCTTGCCCCATTCCTGGCTTCTTGCGGGGATGGTTCATATAGATATGCATGTCAAGACCCTGCAAACTGGGAGAACATGGAATGCAACCCACCTATTTGCGAAGTAAATGGACATTGTTGGTACACGCTTGTCGGAAAAGGAAGTCAACCATGAGAAAGAAACGCTATTCGTCAGATGAGCTGGATGCTCGCCTGAAATTTGTTATTGGCTGCGTCCTTGGCGGAGTTCTTCTTATTACGACAGGTGCAATCCTGTATGCGCTCGTGTTCGTCACCCAGCCCATCGGTGTTCAAGCCGAGAACGACAAGATGTTTTTCAGCGTTCTTTCAAGCGTTGCAACTTTCATTACGGGAACTCTCGCCGGCTTGATGATTTCCAACTCACGCAAAGGTACAGACGACACAGATTCGGAAGTCTGATGACCCAGGCTTCCTTATTCCCCGAAGGGCCGAAAACCGCTCAATGTTCAGCATGTCTTTCTTTGCTGCCATGCACGCAACAACGGTCATACCCTGACCTGGGTTGGGTGCTGCCGTTTGATACGTTCGGCTACTACGGGGGATTCGACGACAACACTGACGTACTCTCTGGGTATATGCGTTCCAGGGAATGGATTCTCTGCCACGATTGTGTTGTGAAGTTTCTCGAGACATTTCCTTTACTTGCCCAGACCATTGGGCAGAATTGTCATCAAAGCAACTCGAGCTCCTCGACGCCATGCTGCAATCACGCCTAAGAAGAATTAAGTCTCGGATTTAAGAAGAAGTTCGCGTTGACATCGTGATTTCGTCTAGGTAAAATGCCCACATGATGGACGAAGAATATACCGACAATCAAATCATTAACGACATGGAATATTTGAGAAGACTAGGCCTAATAGAGGTCGTGGGTATGAATGCCGACGGCGAATGGCTTTGGGGCGCTACGTCAAAAGGCCATGAAGTATCAAGTCGGATGTCGAACTCTTCACTCAAAGAAGAGACCCTCCGTATACTCAACGAGGAATCCGCAAATATTTTTGGAGATGACGAAATTGGATGAAGGTCGTATTTACGCCTACTCCTATAACGCCGATAATCCATCTATTTGCACGCTATTGTGCTCCACTCATGAAATTGACGTCTGGGAAGAAATAGGCACCGTCGATAGGCAATATGCGCAACTTATTGTCGTGGCACTAAATCACCCACATGAGAAAATGTACAATTAGCACCTGGTTGCCCAAGGCCTCCAGCCACACTTGTTGCGTTCTTGGCTGTAATTCCACATGGCCAATCCTGCACGTAGATTGACTTCAGGGATAAACAAGTCCTCGCAAGTATTGAGGATTCCCTTTGCCTGAAGCCAGCCAGTTGGGTTGTACTTGTTCTTTTTGCACCAGTAGCCGTTGATTTGAATGAGCCCACGACTTCCGCCATTTGGGTCAGTCCTATTGAATGACATTGTATTACAACGTGATTCACGGTACATCACGAAACTCAACTTCTTCCAATGCGCCTCAGTCCAGCCAACCGAAATAGCCAAGTCGTGGTATTCACCGCACCGCCCGTACATAAAACGAGCTAGTTCGGTCCAATTGACTCCAGATAAATCAATAGGGGCTGTTGTACTGACCGTTTGTGCTGCTTTCGCCTTGTCCTCGCCGGCACCGCAGGTAGCCACGGTCACAACTAGGGATACGAGAACAATGCCAATTAACCATCTTTTTAATAGCTTCATTTTGTTTCCTCTCACTTACACGGACGTGACCATGGCTTGAAGCCACAGTAGCCGTGGTCCTCATGCCATCTGTACATTTCCCATGCCCAAGCAAAGTTGTAACGAGGGTCATTGACTACACGCCAGTCACCATACTTTGCTTCAATGTCATCAAGCCAAACTTGGTTGATTTGAAGTGGTCCTCGGTCATGACCATTCCATTGAGGGTGACCCTCAATCACATTCTGACAACGAGACTCGGACCAGACTTCACGTAGAAGTTCGGGGAGTAGGTGCCAAGGCCATCCAGCATCGAGTGCCGTTTGAGCCCATTCTTGACACGGAACCTCGGGAGGAAGCGTCGGCAGAGAGAAGCCTTCAGGAAGCGTCACCACAGTTGTTGTAACAACTGGAACAACAGTTATCGGCGGTGTCGTTGTTGTAACGGCAGGGGCGACAATTGTCGTTGTAAGGCTCACGCTTTCTTCCTCTCTTCCTTGAGCATTCACTCCAACTGCAACAGCTAGAAGTATGGCGGGTATGGAAAATAGAAGTTTCAGCGGATATTTCATTTATCTCCTGTGTTTGGGGAATACGGACGGCCCTGTTAATAGTGGGCTCTTATTTGGTGGTAGTTAATTATACCATTTACACATCCTAGTGCACGGACCGGCCGAAGGCAACCCGCCCCCGGGGATAACTCCATTAAACACAAAAGCGACAGCAAATCGCGTTTTTTTTTTAGGGACCTACATATTCTGGATAAATTTATCCGACAGTGCTCAATGCCTCTCAAATTTATAGGGGTCCCCCTAAATATGAGTCAGAAAAATAAGCGCCGGCCTTTTATTCCTCCACGGAAGGGAGTCGGAATAGCCAGACGGATACCCAATTGGGATGTGAATTGTTCCCCTATTTTGGGGAAGGGGGGTCGACGCCAGGCTGGCTGAGGAGGAAACAGTCTGTATGCCAGAACTTCTCATCACTCTTCTTGCCGGATTTGCCCGGAGAGGGGTCTAATTTGACCATAGAGCGTGCCCTATCCCATGTACCGCAGCGAGCACATCTTTTATCATCCAGCACCCTCTCAATGGCTATGGTGAACACCCACAGAAACAGCACAATGACGGATGCGGCAATGATTGTAGTCATGACAACAAATATATATGGTCTCGAGACCCCAAAACCACTACTAGTCCCCTGAAAGAACTTGCATATTCATCTCATCCCACAAATCCTTGACATGGACGTGAATGGAAGGATGAACCTCCTCCTTGTGAAAAGGGTCATACTTGGTAGCGCGAATCTTGTTGGCGATGTTGGGTCGAAACTCCCATAAACAGTTGAAATACACCTGCCCAAAGAGAATCGATGGGTCGACGGCCTTCAGATAGTCATATTCCTGGCGTACAAAGATGCAGAATTCGTCATAACCATAGATTGTGCTCATGAGGCGAGGATACAGTATGGCGCCGGCCTATGACAACTCAGGATATTGGATAAATTTAAACAAAAAAAGAGGGGCTCTAAATTTTGATTTATGGCTGCCCACCGCTATCTGACGCGTTCGGAAAGCGTGCGGGGCTCACAGAGCACCCCCATTTTTCGCCGTTATGGGGGAGTGTCATTCGCCCACTCGCACTAATGAAGTGCCCCATAGTGACTAGCGATAGTCGGGTTCGGGACAGTCGGGCGGGCGGGCAGTGCTTGCGAATAATGCTTACGGGGGTGGCGGATAATGCTTACGGGGGGGGGTAATAGATAAGTCCAACGCAACACGCAACGACGCAACACGCTATGACGCAACGACGCAACACGCTATGACGAAACGCAATACACAACGACGAAACGCAACATCGCAACGAAACGCAATGCCCTGAACTAAACACGAAACGCAACGCAATACGAAATGAAACGCAATACGCAACGCCTCAACGAAACACAAAACAAAACGCAATGCCTCAACGAAACACGCAACGCAATACGCAATACGCAATGCCTCAACGAAACGCACTAGCAACACGCAATGAAACGCAACGCACTAGCAACATCGCAACGCACTAGCGAAACGAAACACACAACATACAACGACGCGACGCGACGCAACGCCTCAATGAAACGCAACGCATACGACGCAACGCATAAGCAATACGCATACGACGCAATGCGCAATGCCATCAACGCAACGCATAGGGCAGGCACACCATCAACGCAATGCCTCAAAGCAATAGAGTAGATAAGTGAAATCGCTAGGTGCTACGGGTATCCCATACCAATACCCCTCACCTCATAGCCATACCCCTTACCTGTACCCATACCCCTCACTCATACCAATACCCCTATCACCTATCCCCATTACTCATCACCATTCACCCATACCCCTTGCTCATCACCACCACCCCTACTGCTCATCACCCCCTATCACTCATCACCCATTACCTCGTACCCTTGACCTCGTATCACTTTCGCCAAGTGCTACGGGTATCTCACGGGTAGTCATACCCCACCACCCTTACTCATATCACTCACTACTAATACCCCTTGCCATCATTCATTCATTCGTTCATTCATTCACTACTCATACCCCCTACCATCACCTACCTCATTCACTCATACCCCTCACCTCATATCACTCACTCACCTAACACCATTCATCACTACTCATTCATTCATTCACTCATACCCCTCATTCACTCATACCTCTCACCATCACCTACCTCATTCATTCATACCCCTCATACCATCACCCCCTACCTCTCACCATCACCTACCTCATTCATTCATACCCCTCATACCATCACCCCCTACCTCTCACCATCACCTCATACCATCACCTACCTCGCTCACTTACTAACTCATACCCCTCACCCATCGCTCACTCATACCACCCACCCCACCTAGCACCATTCATCACTACTCGTGCCTATGACTACCCACTCACTACTCATTCATTGCTCATGCTCATTACTACTCACCTACGCCACTTACCTAATACCCTTACCTAGTCACTCACCTCACTCGCTCACCTATTGCCCCTTACCTAATGCCCCTATTACATATCTCATTCACTCATATCACTCATATCACTCATTCACTAATACCCCTCATACATACATACATACATACATACATACATACATACATACATACATACATACATACATACATACATAGCGCCTCACTCGCTACTGATACCCCCTACCTCGCACCACTCACTCACTCATAGCCTTCCCTTCACCTAGTGCCTACCCTCATACCATTGCTCATATCACTCACTCATTCATTCACCCTTGCCCCTCGCTGTTCATCGCCCTTGTCTTTCGTCACCTTCACCACTGAACCCCTTGACCGGAAATCGCCAAGTGCCACGGGTATGCCACGGGTACTCATACCCCTACCACCCCCACCTAGTACCTCGACACCTTCACCCTTGCCACCTACCCTCGCTACCTATCCCTACCCCACCTCATACCCTTATCTACTCTTGCCCCTTGACCCCTTGCTCATACTCCTCGCCCACCTACCTCTTGCTCGATGACCCATTGTGACCCATTGTGATACATCGTGATACATCGTGATACGCACCCCACTACTCGCCTGCCTCGTACGCCTGCCCTCACACCCCGCAGTTTGCGACGCTTTCACCCCGCAACATATGACTATGCGCCTATCTATACGCCTACCCACCCCTCGTACCACCATCCCCCTTATGCCCCCTTATGCCCCCTAACACTTTCCACTTAGTGCTTGACCCCCTTAGCCCCCGAAATCGCCAAGTGCCACGGGTACCCTACGGGTATCTGATTGGATACCTATCCTCTACCACCCCTTACTCAATACCGATAGCCATACCATTGACTACCCACCACCGTCACGGTACGATACGAACCTATGAACTCATTAGACCTACACTCCACCACCATTGATAAACTCTCATTGGTAGGAACAGTCATTCATATCAACACCATTGGGAATACCGTAGAAGTGTGGTTAGCCGTACCTACCTCAGATGGTACGCAACGCATTATCAGAAGTATCCCGTGTGAAACGCACTATCAGGCTCAGAGTGTTGCCCGACTGTGTAATGCGGTATGGTGCTAGGTATGAACACTTACCGCATAACCGTCGTAGTCCGTAAAAGAGATGACATAGACGCACCATCGAGCATCGATGAAGCTGTGTCTATGGTTCATCAGTTACTAGAGCAGGGAAGCTTTCTAGAAGTTCTTGCCGTAGAGCCGGAAGAGAGACCGACGAACACAGTTCAGTGGGGATAGGACACCCGCCCGCACAGTGAGTGGTACTCTCTCTCTGTGTCAGGAATTTACAGGCCACCCCACGCCCTCCATCAGTCCATTCGTGTTTCGTACCTGACCAACGACTACCTGACCGATGAAGAAAACTTAGAACAGATGCTCACTTGTTCATTGTTTCTAACAAAAGTTTTTCGTGCCTGCCGTGACGCAGGCGTGACGCCCCAGAGTGCCACGGGTAGTGAAGTAAACCTCGTATCGCTTATGAGAGATACCGAGATGGAGTTGGACATCTATTGGTCACCGGATGAAATGGGCCGGCTCTCAGAACGGAAGCTATCCGAAGTCGAGAGCAGAACGAAACAACGCAGGGGTTACTGCTATGCCGTTATGTACCGCATGACATCAGGACAAATAATCTCCTGAAGCAAATGAGCGGGGCTCCTACCCACGAACACGAAACAAATACCTTTTTTACAGGGTGCGTGGGGGGGTAATAGATAAGTTGTCTCCACTTAGAGTAGATAACTAAATCTGTCCGCCTAGTGGTACAGTATTGACATCTACACGGAAAGGGAAAATCCAAAATGCGTACAATCACAAGCCAGCAAGTTATTGCGGAAATGCTCACGGAGAACACGGGTCGTCATATCCTAGATAGTGGCGATGCCTACGGGAGGCATTGGCAAAAGAATAACGGGCGCACGCTCTCAGAGTGGAACAGCGAACCCGAAGCGTGGGCAGACAGTTGGGGCGTAACGCTCTCTGTCTATCACTACCTAACCAACCGTCTTGAGTATGCGCCACTCTTAGACGAAGAGTTCCGTAGTTTCTGCGAAGCAAACCCCGATGATAGTCACCTCGGATTAGCCGAAAGTTTCGCAACCGAAAAAGACAGCAGTGCTCATTCGTGGAATACCTATAACGGGAATGACTCACTATCGCAGACATTACAGGGCGTGACATTCTCAGACGGTGACGAAGTTTTTGTCCTACTCCAAATACACGGGGGCGCAGATGTCCGAGGCGGATATACCACGCCTAGGGCGTTCCGTGTCACGGTTGATATGGCGGAAGCGTTCCCGTATGACAACGCCGATTATTATCTCCACTGCCCGAACGATGAAGAGCACTCAGTGAGTGTGAACTACGGCGAAGCGGTCTCCCTTGTTCACGGGTACTCGCTCGCCGATGATGAGTCACCGATATTCGGCGAAGCAGGGTCAGAGTCCCCCTTGTGTCCTAAGTGCAAAATACCGTTCACGGTAGAAGCACCACAGGCGTACTAGTTCGGTACACGACGCACGCACCGTGTCGGCGCTCATCTATGAGAGTAGATAAGTTGTCGGCTCGGTGCTTGTGCGCCTTGCTCAGTAGAAGTAGACCGCTAGGAGTCGCCACCTGTTATCTACTCTCACCACCGCCCGTGAGTGAGAGTAGATAACTTTTCGGCGTTGTTAGTGCATCGTTCGGGCGACGATGATATCGACTGAGCGCTCATTTTCTCTCGTTTCAGGAAAGTAGAACGCTAGCCCGAGATGTTTCATAGCGGATTTCTCACTACGAAAGCCCGTTCCGTCTACGGTCTTTACCGTTCGCCCGTCTGTCAATACCGCTACCCGATAGATGCTGAATGTATCTGACATTTCGTATCCCCTTTCACTTGGATACCTTTAGCGTACCACCACGGGTACAGACTTCTAAACTTATCTATCACCCCCCACGCCCGCCCCTAGCGGCCAGGAGCCCCGCAATAATTCTTGACTCTCCCGCCTCGCTTCGCTCGTTGGGCTGACGCACAAGCGAGAAATGCGCTCGCTTGCTTGTCCTCGCTCTAGAGGTGAGAGGGGGCTAGGTCGGGCAAGTGTGCGCCGAGTTATCTACTCCCGTTGGGGTCACCACCCTTCCTGTTCCATCTCAAAGCGGATATTATCTCGTTCGCGCTCTTCGGGGGTCATGTCCATATAGTAAGGCACGGGTTCTTCTCCGAGAACTTTCTGTCGCCACGCTTGTGGTGCGTCGCTTGCGAGTCCACCGCCCATAACCCAATTCATCACGAACTCTCCGTAGGCTTCGCCGTCTGCGTCGGTGTCGGCTTCCGCTTTATGGGCAAGTTCGGCTTGGCGTTCTAGTTCGTATTTGGAAACGGCGACGCCGTTCACCATTTCGTACTCACCCGAAAACATAAGCACCTCGTTCAGGTGGTCGGCGGTTGCGCTGTCCATCTTGCGAACCTTGGCGATGACTTGCGCCTTGGTCATAAGCCCTGGGAACTCAGCGATGATTTCATCATCTCCGTAGCAGGCGTAAATGGTTCCGTCGCCCTCGCAGGCGTTCATCAGGTTGAGGCTTGTGGTTCGGACTAAGTTGAGAAGTTCGGTTCGGTTCATACCCGAACTGTACCACGGGGGGTACAGACTTGCGAGAGTTATCTATTACCCCCCCACGCTCGCCCCTCGCAAGCGAGGGGAAAACCCCAAACGCCTAGCCGTTCTCTTTTTGTCCGCGGGAGCCCCGTTAGATTTCCTTCCCCTATACGGCAAGTTTTTCAGATAGATTTATCTAGTAACAGAAAACGGAGACGCAATGGCTCATCAGATAGAAATGAACGACGACGGCACGGCTCGTATGGCTTATGCCGATAGGGAAATCCCTTGGCACCGTATGGGCGTGGCGATGAAAGGGCTCCAGACAGCAGACGCAATGCTCGCCGCAGCAGGGGCAGACTTTGATGTAGTAACGGCACGGGTGGCTGTGTGCGACAACTATGGTGAACCGATTAGGCAACCTGATGGAACTGTAATCCTCGTTCCAGACTCACGGGCAACTGTACGGGTGAACGACGACGGCTCATTTGATGGGCTAGCAACCGTCGGGACACGCTATGTAGTCCAACAAAATAGAGAGTGTCTAGATTATGCGCTCACTATCGTTGGGGCTACGGGTGGCGACGCAGTAGTTGATACTTGTGGAGTTCTCCACGGCGGGCGAGAATTCTTTGCGTCAATAGATATGGGTTCTTTAGTCATTGACCCCACAGGCGTGAACGACACAATAGAAAGATATCTACTCGTACACAACGGACACGACGGTAAGACTGCTATCACTTTTGCGAATACGAGTATTCGTGCCGTATGTAAAAATACCGTTATTGCGGGTATCGCTTCAGGAAAGCGAGTATTTACGGCGAGACACACACGCAATGCGGATAAGGCAATAGAACACGCCAACGAGGTTCTAAACATTTCTAATGCGTGGGCAAAAGAATTTTCGCAAGCAGCAGAAAAACTCTTGTCAATCAGTGTTCCCGCATCGTCACAAATACTTGACAGGACACTAGCAACCGTATTCCCGATAGCAAAAGACGCAACAGACCGTCAGTCAAAAAACCGAGATGAAGTAGTCACTCTTGTTCGTGCCATTTACTCCAATGATAACAACGCAAAAAACTACGGGTACAACGGTTGGTCTCTCGTGAACGCAATCGGAGAATATCTAGACCACTATCGTGACGCTACTTTGACAGAAAGAGCGCTGGCGTCGATGGCAGCCAACTCGTGGGTGTCACGGGCTAAATTAAAGACACAGGACTATCTCTTGTCGGCTGTTTAGCGTTTATCGCTGTTATCATTTATTTATCGTCGCCGTGTGTGTGGTGCGGAGAATGCAGGAGAAAAGTATGTCCAATGATAGAGACGACGACGACTACGCTGATGACGATACAGATGATTTCGACGACAAGTCGAGTGCCGAACTTGCCGTGTGGCTATCGGAGTTTATGTCTCAATCACAGAAGGCTCAAAAGATGTATCAGGCGCACTTCTGTAACATTGTCGTAAATCGTTTTTATCACGAATTCGGGGTAGAGGGATTATGCGAACTGATGATGGCCATAGACACTCGTGCGGGCTGGATTTCGGACATACTCATAGAAGATACCGAAATTCACGACGCACTGTTTAGTATCCACGGCGTATTTGATGATGACGCAATTACAAAAGCCCGTATGAGTACGCAGATGATAGAGATGAACCGCAAAATCTGGCGGCTACGTAGGAAGTACGCAAAGCTAATCGCTCAGGAAATAGTCTCCGGTATCGACGATACAGAGACAGCAGCAAATAACGAGTAGTTATCTACTCTCCGTGACGTACTACGTCAGAGAGCCAATCAATTTCCGACTCGCCAGACGCACCTTCACCGGTGGCGAAGTTATCAAGCTGGCGCTGCCTTTTGAGTTCCTTGCGTGATAATTTCCAATTCTCAAAACTGCTATAAAGTTTGTTATTCATCGGTTGCTCTCTCGGTAGGCGATATTCGCACGTTTCGTTGACTCGTTACAATCTTCGTGTTCTAACTCGCAGTAACAATCATAATAGGGGAATTGCGTCAAGCAAGTGTCGCACACGGTTACGAACTGATGGTAGGTAAATCCATCGGGTCGTTGAGCTTCGCAGCAAAATGGTTCAGGCAGAAGGTATCTCATCGGACACCTACCGACATCGAGCCATTGCGGGAAGTCTTTATTCCGTCGACGCACTTGTGATTCTTGTACCACATCTGTACGTGCGACCATCTACTGTA